CACCAACAATGACAGCACGGAAAGACGGCATAACATTTAAAGGAAATTAAATCATGGATAACAAACCAGTCAAAGTCTCCGGTCAACTCTTTTGGGCCAACTGGATGAAGGAACATAACAAGAAATTCAACGAGGACAACACCAAGTATGAATGCACCCTTGGTATGCTCTCTGACAAGGCTTGTGAAGCTCTGAAGGGCCAAGGTATTGTGATCAAGAACAAAGACACAATGGGTAACTACATTGTTGGTAAGTCCAAGTTTGTGTTCGAGCCTGTGGACGAAGAAGGCAATGCAGTTGCTATCGAGAAGATCGGTAACGGTACTAAGGTAACTGCTCTGGTTGGTAGTTACCGCCACAAGATGTCAGCTAAGTTCGGAGCTGCTCCTAGCATTGGTAAGCTGATCGTTACTGACTTGGTTGTCTACGGTGAAGACGCCGAAGGTGACGATGACGACATCCTGTAATCAGGAACCTAAGATTGCCCTCGTGGATGCTGACTTTCTTGTCTATCGTATCGGATTCAGTACGGAAGATGAACCAGTTGGCATCGCTAAAGCACGCTTAACGGAATGGCTAGAGAACTTTATCTATGTGAATCTCAAGGCTGATGAATACAAAGCTTGGATCACAGGTAAAGCTAACTACCGTTATGACATTGCCAAGACAGTCCCTTATAAAGGCAACCGTAAGGATGTATTGAGGCCTAAGCACTACGATGCGTTACGTGAGCATCTAGTCAAGCGCCACGATGCTATCATTACAGTTGGTGAAGAAGCGGACGATGCCGTAGCCATTGACTCCACAAAGCTCTTGGATGAGTGCTGGATTGTCCATGTGGATAAGGATCTTGATCAGCTTCAGGGATGGCATTACAACCCTGTGAAGGATGAACGATACTATGTTAGCGAATTCGAGGCTTATAAATCGTTTTGTGTTCAACTGCTTACAGGTGACAGGACGGACAACATCCCCGGCTTACAAGGCATTGGCCCGAAGAAGGCTGAAAAGGCTCTTAAAGACGCGAAGACTCAGGAAGAACTTCTGGAAGCAGTCTTTGAGAAGTATCAAGAACTGGGACATACGATTGAGTATCTTACTGAACAAGGGCAGCTCTTGTGGCTGAGACGTTATGAAGGAGAGATATGGCAACCGCCAAACAAGTTGCAATGAAGTACGGATTTCGTAGCGGATTGGAAGAGCGTATTGCGGAGCAGTTGGATAAGTTAGGTGTTGAATACACATACGAGAAGGTTAAGCTGAAATACATCAAACCAGCTTCTTCCCATGTGTACACACCTGACTTTGAACTTCCAAACGGGATCATTGTGGAGACTAAAGGGCGCTTCTTAGCTCCTGATCGTCAGAAGCATTTGTTAGTTAAGAAACATAATCCTGAGCTTGATATTCGCTTTGTCTTTAGTAACTCTAATGCTCGCATTAGTAAGACATCTAAGACTACGTATGCTATGTGGTGCAGAAAGAATGGTTATAAGTTTGCTGATAAGACTATTCCTGAGGAGTGGATCAATGAACGTAGAGATGATTAAAGAGAACGAAGACGGCAGTGCAAACTTCTCCTTTGACTTGACAGGCGAAGAAGTAGAAGCACTTGTGCGTGTAGGTATCCTCGAAGCAATCAAGGCTGCTATTCGTGAAGGAGATAAATTGAAAGTTGAAGGTGAAGATGTCTAAAGTATCATTGGTTTGTTATTCAGTTCCTGCACCGGAACTTATTGAGAAAGGTATCAAAGATGCTCAAGATCTTCTTGCGTACATGGCTCGTGTCTCTAATCCAGACAACCAGTATGCCACTGAGTCCGGCCCGAAGTTACTGAAGTATCTGATCAACAACAAGCACTGGTCTCCTTTGGAGATGGTTCACTTGTCTTTGGAGATTGAAACTACTCGTGACATTGCTCGTCAGATCTTGCGTCACCGTAGCTTCAGCTTCCAAGAGTTCTCTCAGCGATATGCAGTGGCTCAGGACTTTGAATTGTCTGAGGCTCGATTGCAGGATAATAAGAATCGTCAGAACTCATTAGATACTGATGATCTTTTTTTGAACAACTGGTGGAATGCTGCTCAAGTTCGCGTACAGTGTGAAGCTGAGTTGATGTATAAGGCAGCGCTTGAGAAGGGTATTGCTAAAGAGCAGGCTCGTAAGCTGTTGCCTGAAGGCCTTACAATGAGTCGGATGTACATGGCAGGCAATCTGCGTAGTTGGCTTCACTATGTGGATATCCGCTGTGACAAGGCTACGCAAAAGGAACACCGAGAGGTAGCAGAGCAGGTTAAGCTGATCGTTTGTGAACAGTTTCCTGCTGTTAAAGAATTGTTTTATGCAAAGGAATTGAATGATGCGTATTGAACAAGTTGAAGACTTGCTAGACGAATTTGACTTTGATAAGGTCAAGAAAGTTATGGATTTCTTGGAATGGAATTACTTTGATAGTCCAGATAAAGAGGTTAGCATTGGTGAACTTCGGCGCATGGCTAGGCGATTGCTAGAGTACGGTTTTAATGCCGATCCTAGTCCTGAGTATTACACTGCTTCTGGCGGCTTTGAAGTAACTCGGTATATGTATCCCGGAGATACTACAAAGTATCTGACTTTGAAGTTTGTTGTAACAGAATGGAGTAAACCTGTATGCTGATTGAAGAGTATCAAGAACTGGCGTTTAAGACAGCGCTAGAGACTGCTAAGAATCCTGCTTACATGGTGTCTAATCTGACCTCTGAAGCTGGCGAAGTTGCGGGTAAGTATGCCAAGTGGATTCGAGATGGTGTCTTGGATGAAGAAGGTATGCAAAAGGAAATTGGTGATGTGCTGTGGCAGATTGCAGGTCTATCCACAGTGATGGGTTGGAGTTTGGCTGAATTGGCAAGTAAGAACTTGCAGAAGCTGGCACAACGTCAAGCTAACAACACTTTGAAAGGATCTGGTGATGAGCGATAAATATGAAGTTAACCAACAGTACGGTTTTACTTATACTGACTGTGGCGGCAAGACATACAAGAAAGAAATCACCACTGAAGGGTGTACTTGGATGGAGTGTTTAAACGACTATGTACGCTTCTTGGAATCTATCTTCCAATACGAGATCATGGAAAAGGTACGTATTCAAGAACCTGTTTGGATGGATGCAATGTATGAGCACTATCCTCACTATATTCCTGAGTGGACTGGTGAATATTTCACTGTTGAGGAAGAAATTGAGGAAGCAGGTCAAGATTCTTTGGGTGAGTGGTAAGTATGCGTATTCTATGTATTCCTGACACACAATGTAAGCCAGATACGCCTACCGAGCACCTCGAATGGGCGGGTAAGGCTATCTGTGATTACCGACCTGATGTTGTTGTTCATCTAGGGGATCACTGGGATTTTCCTAGCCTTAGCAGTCACGACAAAGCCGGTAGCAAATACTTTGAAGGTAAACGCTACCTTGCTGATGTTGAAGCTGGTAACAAAGGTATGGATATACTGTTAGCTCCGTTGAAGGCAATGCAGAAGACTCAGAAGGAATCTAAACATAAGGTATATAAGCCTCGTTTAGTATTCCTTCGGGGGAATCACGAAAATAGGCTTTCACGTGCTGTGCAAAATAATCCAATGCTTGAAGGACTAATGACTTATGATCACCTCAATACTAAAGACTGGGAAGTGCATCCTTTTTTGGAGCCAGTGTTTATCGGCGGTATTGGCTTTAGTCATTATTTCCCAAGCGGCGCAATGGGGCGTCCTACCGGCTCTGCTGGCGCTCTTATCTCTAAGCTGCATCAGTCTGTCGTTTGTGGGCATCAGCAAGGAAGGCAAGTGGGATATGGGAAGAGGGCTGACGGTAAGCCTATCACTGCTATTATCGCTGGTAGCTACTATCTTCATGATGAGGATTACATGGACAAACTATCTAACCGACACTGGCGTGGCTTGGTTGTACTTAACGAGGTAAAGGACGGCACATCAGATGAGATGTTTTTGTCTATAGACTACTTGGAGCGTAAATATGGCAAACAAATGTGATCAGTGCTTCTATGCACTTATGGATAAAGAATTGGAAGCTCCTTGTGCAGGCTGTGTCGGATACTCTAACTTTGTTAAAGGATCAGTGTATGCAACAAATCATTCTTCCCAACCTCTTAAAGAGGCTATTGATGATTGGTTCAATAAAGATTCTCCTTACATGACTGAGGAAGAATTCTGGATTGAAGACCCTTATGATGTTGTAGACAAACCTAAACACTATATGCTGTTTGAGGAAGAAGGTATTGAAGTACGGGATGTTTTAAAGAAACTATCGAATAAGCTTAAACATTTTAGTCCTATGTTCATTGCAGACTATGTGCAGATGATGCAATACGGTATGCGCTTTATGGACAAAAATGGGCTAGAAGACTTGAAGAAGCAGCGTTGGTATCTGGATAAGATGATCGAAGACTATGAACATCACGTTTGAAGAACTTAAAGAGAAGCTTCAACGTGTCGATGAAGTCACACTGCTGGAACTGTTAGAGATCCGCAGTGACGACATCGTAGAGCGATTTGAAGACTTCATTGAAGAACAACAGGATAAACTTATGCGGGAGATTGAATGAGAAACCTTCTAACGAAGAAAACAACTTACACCTTTGACTATCCTGAGGCTTTGGCCTTTGCAGATAAACAGAATGGTGTGTTTTGGACTTTTGATGAGATTGACTTGGAGAAAGATGTCCACAGTATTCTTACCGACTTTACTGGCCCTGAACGTCATGGTGTTACTACTTCACTCAAACTCTTTACCAAGTACGAACGTATTGTGGGTGATGAGTATTGGTCTGGTACTGTTAAACCTAACTTTCAGCATCCTGATATTGGCTTGATGGCTGATGCCTTCTGCTACTTTGAGAGTAACGTTCATGCACGCTTTTACAACCGGATTAATGAACTCCTTGGACTGGCTACTGAAGAGTTCCATCAATCTTGGCAGTATGATCCTGTA